GAATATATTTTTGCATTATATTGAGTTTCAGTTGTACCCCTGCTTACAGGTTCATAAGTTCGATAAGCCCATGTTGCATTTAATGGAGATCCATCTGAACCTTCAGTTGCATGCCCACTGGCATTAGCTATCTGACAAGTTGTTGGAGTTAGAGTATCCAAGACTGTGTGAGTAGCATTGAAATTTGTAGTTCCTGAACTTATAGTAAATTGAGTTCCTCTCCTTAAAGCAGCATGGTCAGCAGCAAAAGTAATGGTAGCAGGATTAGTTCCATCTGCTACGATTTTAACTATATTATTAGTTCCATATACAACTTGCTGCTTAGCTCTACCTATAAGGGGATTGCCTGTAACGCTAACTACATCTGTTTCATCTGCAGTAGCTACGTTTGTATTAATATTAGAACTAAAAGAATTATAATTTACCTTACTTATAATTTTCATATTGTCAGAACCTAGAGAACTATCATACGAAAATGCTATGGCATTAAAGTAATTACCCACCATTACATTATTAGCCCCACCAGCTTTCAACTTTGTGCCATTAACATAAAAATATGGTGCATTATAAACGGAAGTAGAACTTGATATAGGCTCCAATCCAATCATAAATCCATCTCCAGGTGTACCTGAATCATTATGATCATCAGTATGGTCAAATAATACATGCCTAACAGCATTTGACCTAGTTAGATTAGCTCCTGTATTACTAGAATAATTTCCCATTCCACCACTAAATACAATTATTCCAGCAAATTTAGTGTGACCACCATTTTCAAAATTATAATCACTATAACTCCCACTAGATGCTCCGATACGAAGCCATTTTGTCTGCTCTAATTCTGTAGCGGTATTTATACCTTCTTCATAAGAATTCAGTATATGAGTATTATTTTTCCCTATATTACACCACGAATTTAATGGATGAGATGGACTCCAATCAGGAGTTGAATAGCCTCCACCTACACTACCTGAGCTGGTTTTTTTGCCCATTAAAGTTGAATGTTTTAATGGAAATGCCATTATCCTTTTATAACTCCAAACTGAAGTTTAATATCATCATCATTTCCAAAAGTAGGAGTACCACCTAAAAGAAGTCCAGTAACCCAAACAGATGTGGAATCAGTATCTGCTTGAAGTATAGATCCTACAGAAGCAACTTGAGCTAAATTTATATCAGCTCCACTGTTACTATCATCTGTTAATTTTACCCAAGAATTTAATCTAGCATATCCATGACATCCATAAGTAGTAATATCAGCTGGAATTAGTCCACCACCTGATGGATCAAGACCATCAGTATTTATAGCTCCTATTCCATCACCTGGATTTTTTCTCCAAAATAGTAAATCAATAACCATTGAATCGTCATCACCATCAAAATCCCATATATTTATTTGTTGTAATAAAGAACAACCACCTGGACTTACAACTGCATTAGGGATTTCTGTTTCTACGAACAGCCAATCATTAACAGAATATGCTGGACTTGTAGATATTGTAGGAGTGACATCTATTATGTCCATATCCATCGAGTTGAGTTTTTCTTGCACCGTATGTTGATGCAGATCTGTTTTAGCCATTTTATTCTCCTTTCGAGTGTGCTTAAAGGTCTTGGCTAGACCGTGAACGCACCTTTATTATATTAATATTGTATACTAAAAATCATTGTTATATCTGTAGTTGATGCAAAAGTTGGAGTATCTCTACATATAACACCAAAATAAACACTAGTAGAACCTGATGCGGCTTTTAAAACTAACTGCGGATTCTTATTAGAATCATCATTATAAGCTCCTGTAGTTCCTATTGACCAAACACCTATCTGCTCTTGGTCTTGAGTCATCATTGGTACTAATCCTAATGGTCCATTTCCTTCAGCTTCAGAATCTGTCATATCAGGAGCTTCATTGACAGGGCCTAAACCAGGAGTACTATTATTTTCAAAAAACACAACACTTAAGCCGCAGTCTTCGTTATCTTTATTAAACATAGAAAGACCTATTAACTTAGAATATCCACCTGGCTCTAAAACTGCATTGGGAATCTCCATTAAAGTAGAAGTCAAACAATCCCCTGATGAAAATGCTCCACCATCAAGCACTATTAATAGAGGTACTCTTATTATTTCAAAAGTTCCTTGCTTATTTAAAGCTGCTTGTGCAGTATATTTATGTAAATTTACAGCCATTACTTTTTTAATTCAAAGTGGGGAAAATCATCAAAACGATTATCCTTTACTTCAAAATCTTGATCCCAGTCTCCACCCCAACGAAGCTCTATTCCCATTTGATTAGCCACACCAAGAACAAACCCAGCAAAAAGAGTTTGACGCTCTCTATCAGCCCAATCCACAGGATAAGGTGTGACGTCCACTGCGCAACTAGGACTAGCATTGTGGCGGCCATTAGGATAACGAACTTTTGTCTTCCCGTCTTCATAGAGAGAGTTTTGTCTATCCTTAGAGCGATGTCCCTCAAGTACGCTGCAATCGACATACTTAATGACTTCGTTAAATACCATTTGCAAATCTTTTTCACAAGTAGCTAACCTTTCTTTTGATCGCTTACCAAATCTAGGCATTATTTACCTTCTACGTATCCACCCTTAGCATAGGTTTTTATTGAAGATCCAACAGAACCTCCACGTTTATAACTAGAATAACTTTTCTTTTTGGGTATCATACCTCCACCCATTTTCTTTTTAGGCTTTCTCATAGGTAGTTTTCCTTCTCTGTTAATTTTATCTAAAGCTTTCTTTCCAATTTTTTTGGCACTAGATTTTTTAATGATATATTCTCCACCCTCGGCTTCAATAAGAACTCCTCCCTTTTTATGAGAAGGTCCTTTTAATTTTCCTGATTTAATCTTTTTTATGCTGTTACCCAACTCTTTGCCTTTTTCTTTTTCTTCCTCCAGCCTTCTTTAGTTTCAGAAATGCCTTGAGGGGGGTGTGCATACTTACAAGCGTATGCTAACGCATCTATTGTATCATCATGCGCCATTCTAGGACCAAATGTAAGGATTTCTCTGTTTAATTCATAATGATTTTTTTTAATATGTACTTGTCCGACTGCAAATCGTTGTGCCATGATAGTTTGGATCCTATCTCTTTTGCTCATTCTATTGCCTGGAGTTTCAGGCTTAAAACTTAAATTAAATATATTTCTTCTACGCATTTCTGAATAAATTGCTTGGAAAATCGGTTTTGACATCGTAGTATCTTCTATGGTAAACATTTTAGGTCGATAAAATTCATTCAATTCAAATATATAGTCTACTATTCCTTTTTGTTCTGTACCTGGTATTCCGAGCACTGGAAGAGTTCGATTCCTAACATAATCAATCACATAGACATTATTGTCTTCTGTTACAGCTAATGTTAATAATACACTAAAGTCAGAGTTTCTTCTTGCACTATCAGTCGCTGGATCTACTCCTACAAATATATTACAGGGCTTAGGGTCATCTCCAGATGGTAGTAAAAATGTTAATCCTGTGTCCTTATCTAAAGTAAAGGTTCCATCCCAATATTTAATATGATCTCTATTGAATATAGAATCTTCTTCACTCTGAACCTCCATCATATATTCTTGATAAAACTTCTGAGGAGTACCACTATCTGCATAGAACTTCTTCTTACGTTCCATCTCTTTGTGACCAAACCAAGAAGGCCATAGTGGAGTACCATCTTCTTGAAGTGCTTTATAGGTAATCACTTTCCAAGAATAGTCCTTGCCTTCTTTCTTAGCTTGTTCTTGACCTACTAATATTTTTTGAATAAATGCATCATAATGCACAGGAGTTCCATTAATTCTTAATCTACCTGTTTTGGGTTCAAGTGCTGGAAATAC